CACGAGCGGTGGCAACGGTGGCCGGTTCGCGTTCGAGGACAACTATCAGCCCTGGCCGCAAGCCGAGATGGCCCGCTTCGAAAAGCCCAAGTTCATCCCTTACGCGGGAGAGTGACATGGACGAATTAGAAGTGATCCCGCTGGACCCGAAAAAGATCGAGTCCGCATATGCCGAAAGTCAGGGCATCACGTCGCAGGAGCTACAGCGCCGTCGTGAAAACGGGCTCTGCACGAAATGCGGCGACCAGTATCAATGGGGCATCAACGTGTTCACCGAAGCAGGCGCGCGCGACACCCGAATCATCAACATGTGCGAACGGTGCTTCGACGGTCTGTTCGGCGACGAAGAAGATGAAGAAGGAGAGCAATCATGAGCACATTGGCACTTGACCTTATCGAGCTTGTCCGCTTGTCTCAGGGCGGCGCAGGAACTCTCACGGCGCACCTGTTGCAGGAAGTCGCGATGAACCTCATAGCCGAGGGTGTCGCGAGCGAACTGGAGGGCTGCTGAGATGCTAACGCTCGACCAATTCCGCACCCGCCCGCTGACCGTGCGCGTTCTCGACCACTGCGATGGATGCAAGCAGCTGTGCGAAGACGTGAAAGAGCGCGCGAACTGGTGGCCACACGTACCGGCCACGACATGCTGCGCCGGATGCTTCCGCAAACTGTTGGATCAGGCTACGGGCCTGGCCTGCTAGGAGACTGACATGCGACTCAAATTCTGGTGTAACAACCACGCCAATATCCATAGCGAGCGCTCCGATACCTTCGAGCTTTCTGATTTTGGATACACCGAGGAAGAGTGGAACTCCCAAACCGAAGAAGAGAAGCAGAAGCATGTGGAAGATTGGGCAATGGAACGCTTTGATTTTGGATTCGAGGAGTTGAAATGAGCACTCTTTATTGCGCGAAGCAAGCCGCTGCAATGGCCGACTTTGCCACCGAGCGCGCCAAATCAAAGCTCGACGCCGCGATCGACAGCGAGGAATCGCGCGACGAGATGATCGCCGCGCGCACGCAAGAGCTGATCGTCAAGCGCATGGCAGAGATGGCGCCGATCGACATCATCGCGGGCCTTCAGAGCGCGAACGAAGGCGCGGCGGGTGCGATGCGCGATCACTTGCTCGCGGGCAATGTGAACGTGTTCGGCGTGATGGCTCGGGCGCTGATTCACATGCACATCGAGCAGGACAGCGAAGTCATGGCGCAGGAGTGGATGGAGCGCATGGACCGTGAAGTTGCGGCTTGGGAGCATTGAGCATGAGCGAGATCAAAGACGGTGGGCCGGCGTTTCCCGGTCCTGACCAGGCAGAACAATCGGTCGACATCAACGAAGGTATGACGCTGCGCGACTACTTCGCGGCGAAGGCGATGCAGGCCCATCTGATTACACATGCAGACCAGAACACTCGAAACATCGTTGAATGGTCATACCAAGTCGCAGACGAAATGATTGCCTGCCGCACGCGAGGTGCCGTATGAAACAGATCACCGAGCGCGATTTACGCCTCGCCGACCTCTCCCTGGCCTTCTCCGCTGGCGTGTGCGCGGCCGCTGTCGGGGCGCTCGTGGTGTTCACGTTCTATCTGCACGTGGTGTGCAAATGAAAGCCGCCGCGATGGATTGGGCGATTGTCGTCGCCTTCGGTGTCTTTCTTGGCTACTGCGCTGCAAGGGGAATCGCATGAACGAACAAGAATTCGAAGCGCTGTTCGCCGAGAGCCTTTCAAAGCTCGACGCGTACATCGCCACGCAAGTAACGGAGCAGCAGATATTCAGCGCTAAGGGTCAGCGCCGCACTGTCGAGATGAATAAATCGCACTACAAATACCTGATCGACAAAGGCGAGCCGGTCACCCTTTGCAAGCACTGTGGGGCGATTTTAACGGCGAATTATGTCGAGCCGACAAGAACAGAGATTCTGGAAAGCGGGCTCTGCTTCCACTGCAACTTTTGGCGCAAACAAGCGAATTCGAAAGACCCGAAGCGCCTGATTATCGATGGCCACATCTACGGAGATGGCGGCAATCAGCCGAACGCGTCTCGCAAAGACTGGCTCGGGTTCGGAGGAACTGTCTGGATAATCGAGCGCGATGGAAAGGTCTGGCAGACAAACAACCTGTGGAGCGGCTCGACTGTTCCTCAGGAATACCGTGAACGGATGCCGGATAACGCGCGCTTCGTTAAAGAGGCCGCGCAATGATACGCCGTCTTAATGCCTTCGCCGACCGCCATCCGGTACTCAGCATGGTCGCCGGCTGGCTTCTGCTGATCGTGATCACGCTTGCGATCGTGCCGGAAGATCCGGCGAGCGTGGCGCAGGCACTGCACGAGAGAGCAACGTAGTCCGTAGTTCTAACCCCTAACGCGCGGCCGAGTCTCGCGCATGGAGAAATCATGAGCAATATCGTAGAAACACAATCGTTTGACCTGTCGCCGCGCTCGATGGATGAGGCTCTGAGATTTGCCGACTATCTGGCTGATAGCGAATTGGTGCCGAAGGATTTCAAGGGCAAGCCTGGTAATGTTCTCGTCGCCATTCAATGGGGCATGGAACTCGGTTTGAAGCCCATGCAGGCGTTGCAGAACATCGCGGTTATCAACGGTCGTCCCTCACTCTGGGGGGACGCTGTGCTGGCTCTGGTGCTCGCCTCGCCGGTCTGCGAATACGTGCGTGAGACCGAGGAAAACGGCGTTGCTGTCTGCCGCGTGAAGCGCCGCGGCGATGATGAGCATGTGCAGACGTTCTCCGACGACGATGCGAAAAAGGCCGGTCTGATAGGGAAGCAGGGACCGTGGTCGCAATACCCGAAGCGCATGAAGAAACTGCGCGCCCGCGCCTTTGCCTTGCGCGACAAGTTCGCCGATGTGCTGAAGGGTATCCCGATTGCCGAAGAGGTGATGGATTATCAGCCACTGGAGCGCGACATCACGCCGAAGACGGCGACAGCGATTGCAGCGGCAGCTCTGCCGCAGCCTGCCGAGCGCGACGACCGCCTCACGAACATGATTTTGGATCTCGAAGCAGTCGCCAACGACTATGGCTCAGACGCTCTTTCGGCTGCCTGGGGAAAACTGACGAAGGAAGATCGTAAAGCGATCGGCCGGTCAGAACTCACGCGACTGCAAGAGATTGCAGCAGTCGGAGAAACGCCACCGGCCGCTGAAGAATCGAGCGCAGAAACCGACGAGCGCCAACCGGGAGCCGATGATGAATGACCTGATTGAGCAGCGCACCGACGAATGGCGTCTCGCGCGCGCCGGCAAGATTACCGGGTCTCGTTTTTCGGATGCGATCGACATTACGCAGCCGGAACCGGGCGCAGTTTTCAAATCTGGGCCGCGCAAAGGTCAACCGAAGCTTCCGACATCATCCGCCGTGCGCAACAAGTACATGCGCGAGATCGTATTCGAGCGCTTGTCCGCTGCGCCGACGCATGAGGTAGGCGGCTATGCGACGCGCTGGGGAACGGATGTTGAATCGTTCGCCAAAGAGGCGTTCGAACTTGAGACCGGGCATATCGTTGCGCCTGCCGAGTTCGTGACGCATCCTGACTATCCGTTCATTGGCTGCTCTCCTGACGCGCTGATCGGTGCAGACGGTGGCTATGAGTCGAAATGCCCGATGGATGAAGCCGTGCACATCAACACATGGCTCTGCGGCATGCCCGACGAGCACAAGCCGCAGGTGCAGGGCTGCATGCTTGTCACCGGCCGTAAATGGTGGGAGTTCGTCTCCTACGATCCGCGTGTCGCCGAGCGCTTTCGGCTCTATCACCAGCGGATCGAGCGCGACGACGCATACATCAATGGCGTGCTGCTTCCCGGCTTGCTCCAGTTCGAAAAGGAAGTTCAAGCCATGATCGCCGAACTGGAAAAGAAGGCCGCCTGATGCGCACGTTCATCCTTTGCGATCCCGAGCACGCTAAAGCCATGGTCGCCTTCATCAAGGAAAACGCGGGCGAGCAGGCGCGCATTGGCCGGCCTCTCGTCGTCACCGTGACCGAACATAAGGCGAAGCGCAGCAGCGAAGCCAACGCCCGCTATTGGGCCTTGCTAGGCGAGATCGCCGAACAGGTCAAGGTGAATGGCAAGTGGTTCAGCCGGGACGTATGGCATGAGTGGGCTAAGGAGCAATACGCGCCGAAGGTCGAAGGCCCGAGCGGACTGCTTACCGTCAGCACCACGCAGATGAACGTCGAGCAGTTCGCGCAGTACATGACGCAAATCGAATCCTATGCGGCGCAGGAGTTGGGCGTCGAATTCGCAGCCGTTTAACTCAGGAGAACCCTAGAATGTTCACGCTTCATAACCAGCTCTGCAAGATTGTGTCTGTTACCAACGTGTCGGAGAGGCATGGCAAGGAGCGCAAGCCGGCGCTTTCTATCGGGCTGTATCTCGTCGGGCCGCAAGACTTGCTCGACCACTTCGACGATACGCTCGTGACGACCCTTTGGCGTCGCCCGCAGCCGACACCCAGCGAGCTTCCAATGGAGCATTCAGCCTGGACGGAACTGCGCTTTCCCTTCATGCGAAATTTGGCATGGGAAAAGAAATACATGGGCAATCTGCTCCGCTTCCAC